CTTCACCCGTATAAAGAAGCATAGAGCTATGGATCATATTGATGAGACCAACGGCTCAACGCCCATGCCATCTGGCATGGGTGAGGGGGATAGGGCGAGACTAGAAGCAGCCAGAAATGGAATTAGTGACGGTGAGGAAACTCACCTGAATACTGCAACGACATCGAGCTTAAGCACCCTGGTGGACGCTCCATTGCGTACCGCCGAAGCGATCCATGGAGAGGATCAGAGTGTACCAAATCTCCCTACGAACCCTAACGTAAATGGGCAACCCCTAGCTCATGGGCATAGAGAGCAAACCTCTAGACACGAGGTTAAACTGCCCCTGGAGCAACCAGTGTCATGCCCCATCTGTATTGATGAAATGGCCGAATTTGTGACTACCGCATGCAACCATGCTTTCCATGACGAGTGCCTAAATCGTTGGCTGCTCGAACAGGATACTTGTCCAATTTGTCGCTATGCCATCATACCCCTTAATGCTGACACTGCTACCGCACCCGATGCACCCATTCTTGGGTCTGCAACACTACCTGAGCTCTTAGGTGGATATCACACCACCCTGAGATCACTTTTCACTGTTGTGGATGGAAACACGAACTCGACTAGAGACCAGAATGACGAACGCAGGATAATGGTCAACACACTTGATTTTCGCCACATTGATCGTAGTTTCAGCACCCTCTTCGAACACCCCGACTGGAACAGTCTACTGAGGAACTACATCATGCGTGCACATGTGCGATACTATGGCAATGGATATATTACCATGTCATTTACTTATGCGGTATTCTGGTTCACCTATGTCCCAAATGGACATCAGCTCCTAGTCGTTCCACACCAAAACAATGAACGTGGGCTAAGTGCGATGAATGCGTTGATTACCACATGTTTGGTTAACATCCTGCGTATGATGGGCGGATGCCACACATGCCGGCCACTCAACATTTGGAGTTACCTACAACCACAACTATCCCGTCGGATTAGGAACCGGATGCAACACGCGTTGAATGGTAATAGACCACCACGCTGTGATTGTTCTGGGACTGTCCACGACACCAACAATAATAACTGCAGACGCAACAACCCCACCATGAACAGACCACACGCACAAGACAATAACAAGAAAGAACCAGGGAAACCACACCATAAACCTGCGCATGGTAGTGGACAGGACAAGCAGTCGCAAGCCTCCAGCGATCAAGCAAGACGCAGAAGTGAGCAACGCAAATATAGCGCCAATCAGGAGAAGATGAACCGAGGCAAGGAGGAATTCGAGTCCCAACAAAGACAGGCAAAAAACAAAGTTGAGGAGGAAGCTGCCGAATTCGCCCGCCAGCAAGCCGAGGCACACTTCAGCCGACTCTGCAAGGAGAAGGCAGAGCGTGAGGAGACATTCAAGAACGAACATTGGGTCATTGTTCCCTTCGACAAGGCCAAATACCATGCCCAGAAATTTTATCCAGGCTGGCATGAGCCCCCCATATACACAAAAGAACATCGCTGTACATCCACAACGCAGCTCGACTGGTATTGGAATAGTTCAACATACGAACCTTTCGATACCTGGTATAGAACTTGCACACATACATATCAGCCGTACCCAAACAGCTACCGATTCCGGTATCGAGCCACAGTTTTCATACTCCATTACCTGAAATGGTTTTTCGCGGTGTGTGCTATTGCCACACTGCTGACCAATTTCGGGATATCACTACACCATACTGTTAGCCTCGACGAAGAAGTCCTCTTGACTGTCACTTTCATGTGCATGACCGCAGGAGCATTGTTAACCAGGTCTGCTATTCACTATTATTATATACACACACGTAAGAGAGTTGAGCCCAAACCCTTTCCAACCAAGGTACTAGAGGCAATTAAGTTCAGAAGTGCATACCCATTTGCCATCAACATGTTATCACAGAAAATGGCTTTGGTCAGGTGCGACAACCCGAACCACGCTCTGTCTTACGCTTCGATCTTCTACCAGAATTTTAAAAACACGAGGCTAAAGATAATTGAGAATTTGGAGGAACGTTCTGACATCGACCTACCCGACGTGTTGGCGACATGGGACCAACTGTACCCCGAGCTTAAAGACATGTTTGTCCATAATGCCCAGATCCCAACCACCTTCGAGTTGCAGGCACGCGAGACTCTCAATAGTGTCCCTCCCAATCTATTAGATGCGGAGTGGTCCAACGTCACGACCCATGGGTTCAGCCTGGGTTTCGACCGTGCCTAAGGGAATCACCTTGGGTCATGATTCGGCGTCCGCTGCGATGTGATTCTGCCATCCAATTCGGGATTGGCATGTATTACTATCACAGTGGCAACTGGACCATTGGCGCCAAGCCCGAGGGCTGTAAAACGTGGTTAAGTATTAGAGCAGCACCTAAGCCACACTCCAGAACACTCTGCACCACAAATGACTACGTGTCCTATATACCAAAGCATATATACCACTATTTCTTAACTCACCCAGCTGGCATCAAATATTTGGACCGTATGTACAACGCACCATGTTCCCATAATAACCAGACCTGTTCTATGATGCGACTTTTTAGCAATTGGAAAACAGGCGCTAAATTTCTGGAACCCTTCCCCAAACCAACGTATAAGCACTATTCAAAACTAGTAAAGGTGAGGGATGTGGTAATCGAGATACTCAGGGCCCACCAAATTAAGCCCTGGACGCTGAAGGAAACTGCGCTCAAGTCAGACAAGGTCAATGTACCATCTGACGAGTTCGTGGCTGAATTCGGTGTTGGCGTCTATAAGCGTGACCCTAAACGCTACTTCCGGTGTTTTGAAAAATTTTGCACCACCGAAAACAATAACCAAGAAATACAAGGGACGTGGTTTCCGAGACGCCGAACTCTAAAACGGCTATCGCGAGTGAACCCATTCGGAAAGTCTGAGCTGTTAGCACAAGACAAGCCAGTTAGGGGGATCTCGCCGCGCAAGCCCGATTTTAATTTGGTATGGGCACAATTTGTTGGACCCTTGGAAGAGGTACTGTTCACCGTGCTGGGACCTTATGGCCCCATGAAACGATTCGTCGACTCTAGGAAGACACTAAAATACAACCGATGGATCGGAAAAGGTCTCAACGCTATAGAGCGAGGGATCTTGACTGAGATGAAACTTAATTCCCTCAGGGCACATTATGGTGTGGACTTTATCGTCATCCCCACAGATTGCAGTGGATTTGATTCACATGTGCGCAGGAAAATGATGGAACTTGCCCTCTCTATTTTCCCAATACTTTTTGGAGAGTGGAAAGAACACTTGCGTTTCCTCCTCAGCAACATTTACAGGACTGAGCTGAATGGAGAGGGATTCGACGCAATGTGGGAGGATGCCTTGATGTCAGGTGACCGACACACTTCGCTTGTCGCCTGTCTCATTATGGTATACCTATACGTGGGATTCTTTTCTCACTATCGAATCAGAAGGTTTGATTTGTTCGTTGATGGAGACGATACTCTAATTTTCATTCACCCGGACGACCTGAAACATGTCAAGAGCGCGTTGCCGGCATGGTTCTTGGACTTTGGGTTTGAGTTGAAGGTTGAGAAAGTCTGCCGCACGATTGAGGAGATCGAGTGGTGTCAGTGCTCCCCTATTCCAGTATACGTTGAAGGATATGGCAATACATTCACGTATGTGCGCAATCCGTACCGCGTGCTGGCTAGTATTGGGACGCATATCCACGCGCGTGATAGCGCCACATCACAAGACTTTTTCGATTCCATGCGGATTGCATACGCCGTTGCGTATGACTTTATTCCAATGTTCAAATCGCTCTCCCCGAGCCGGAAACCGAAACCTGTCCCTGTCCTAAATCCCGGATTGATGCAAGACCTGCATGCACGGTTAAAGTATCGGGTGTTGTCTAATGAACACACGGCAAGTGTCTTTTGTCATACATTTGACTGGCCTGTGAACATGTACTTCGCCCCAATACCCCCCCTTCAGGTCGAGGACAACCCTCAGTCCGGTGTGGTGCTGCATCCGCGGCATTCGTTGTGTTGTCCTGGTGCCGACCGGCACACCTAGCCCTCAAATTGGTCATTCTGACCAGGCCCGAGGCAAGCTAGTAAAAATCCAGACGAAATTTTGG